GTCATCACCGTCATGTTCAACTTCGTCTCCAGCAGCAAGTTTTTTACCCTCGCCTGGAGTTGCTTCGCCTGAACTTCCTTGTTTCACTTTTGATTCCTCCTTACCTGTTTTACTGATAGCATCAGAAATTTTAGTGGCAGCAGCAGATGCTTTCTTACCAATCTCTTTTTCAGATCGGTCTTCATCAGCACCTTTCTCGACTTTTGCCTCGGGATCTGCCCCACCCAAGTCTTTCTTTTCGCCTGGAACAGACTCTTTTTTGTCTGCACCAGCGACATTAGCGGCAGGGTTTTTAGCTTTGGAGACAGAATCCCCAGCATTATCAGAACCTAAACCAAGGTCTTTTGCCTTACCCAAAGGTTTCTCAGAAGCCTCTTCAAGTTCCGCAAGAACTTCTTGTTCAAGTTCTTCAATTGTTTTCTCTAATTCATCGGCCATTGGGATCACTCCTTTTCTGTGTTAATATTTATAAATTATAATTTCTTGAGGAACTTTGCAAACTCCAAAGCTTCCATATTTGACTGTCTTTGTCGTGATTTTACATCAAATTTTTTCTTTAAATCCGCAACATGAGCCTCAACAAGGGCTCCATTATTCCAAACCCACTCTTTTCCTTCCATAACACCTTCTACAAAAGCATTTGGAGCAGAGGGATCGGCAACGATATCCGCTGCAGTTGCAAGATAAAAATCATCTTTTACGTAATTTGTTCCACCTTTTTGTTGTAAACTTCCCATTCCTCTAGAAGAAACTCCCAATTTACACCCTTCATCCATTAAATTTTTAACAATTTTTCCCATAGGAGTATCCATAATCTTTGCTTCACCCAGAAAATTTTTGCCATCAGGAACCAGACTAGTAGTAATATGTGAAACTCTTTCAAGATTCACTGTTGGCCCGTCTGGATGGCCAAGTTCTCCAAAAGCTCTTTTTTCTCTTATAAAATTGCGATTATATTTTGCAACCTCTTTTTCAAGAACTTCCATAGGATAAACACGACCATTTCTATTTTTAATGTCTGCCTGTAGAAAAACACCTCTAATTTTGTAATTTTTCTTGCCGTTTTCTGAAGCTTCAGTGATATATTCTACTTCTTCTACTGATTCTGAAAATAATTTTACTGTGTTCATGTTATGTTATCCCATCCAGAAACTTTTCTCATTTTCATTATTACTGTACCAACACAAGCACTATCATTTTCGATATAAATGTCACCATCTAGATTTGCACCAGCATTATTTGCGATAGATGGCATCGCTTGGCCACCAGCATTATAACTACCATTCGCATTTAACGTAAATGCAGTTACATTTGCATCGGCATTCCATTCAATTTCTGTAGTGGAACTAACTGTCCACCAAATTGAAACGATAGAAACCCTAGGATCAGTGGCAGCACCACCAAGAGCAGATACATCAACAACTTTTAAAGCAGTTCCGTTTGTCCCTGTAATCGTACTTTTTGTAACAACTTCAAAATCAGAATCCATTAATGTTTGTGTTGTGATGGCCATTATTTACTCCCTATATTGACAACATTTCTCTTTCAAAATAACGCATAACTTCCTTCTCAGGAACCTTAAACTTTTTTGATACATCTTTAATTGTTTTCTCAAAAGTATTTAGGAAATCTGAAGGTTTATCATCCATTTTTTTGAAAATAACATCAATAGTTTCCTTCATCTTAGGAGACAATTTCTTGTACTGTTTAGATTTTTTATGCTCGGATCTTTCAGTTACAGTGTTATATACGTGTTCAAATAGTTTACTCACTTTCTACCTCCGTTGGAGTATTAACAAAAGTTCTAGAAACTTCTTTTCGTCTTATTTCTAAAGCATCGCCAACTTTAGTTGCCATACCATCTTTAAATGATTTTTCAGCCTCAACATTATTATCTGATATAACACTATCTACAAATTCTCTACTCATTTTTTTCTTCCTTTCAAACCATTTCTAACGATAAAACTCTTATCAACCTCTTCCTCTTCTTCGCCACCTTCGCCAGAAGGATTAGGTGTATCAGCAGCTGATGCAGCTGCTCCCCCTTCTGGAGGCGGTGGTTTAATTGTCGGTGTCTGTGATGGCATTGACGGTTCAAGTCCCATTGCAGCTTTTGCTCTGTCATCAGCAGGCATCTTGGGATCAAGAGGCATACCATCTGGACTCATTGGAACTCTCTGAATTCCATCACCGCCTGGAGGCAGAATAATTCCACCATCCATAGGATCTTTTTCAGTCTCTTTCTTAATCTGATCACGCATATTCTGAATTTCTGAATCAGACATATGCAAGACTTTTTTCAAGACATACTCTTTACTAAAGAATGTGCCAATGTAAGGTTCAACAGAACCTAATTGATTAATTCTATCTTCAAGAAGTTCTGACTCTTTAAGAGCTGCAAAATGGCCATCTTCCAAGAAATTATACGTAACATGTTCTTGGATATTTGACCAATCTTCTGGAGCAATTATTCCTTTAAGGAGTAGTTGTGTTTTGAGAACGTCAGTGAATAGGGGAGTGAATTTTTTTCGTATGCGTTGTACGAACTTAGTGAATTTAAGTTCATCCCTTGTAATTTCTGTAGATCGGCCGAGACTAAATCCTGATTCAGATTCAAGTCTTGAAATTGGCACGTTAAGTGAACGGTATAATTTTCGTTGGAAATATGTGATATCATCGATCTCTCCTAGATTTGAACCGCCTGGAAGAGTAGTAATTTCCGTTCCCCTACCTCCTTCACGCCGAGGAAGCCAGAAATCTTCAAGCATTGACATATGATTTCTGTCATCTCGTATTTCACCAGTTGTTGCATCATACACCAACTTGTTACGATAACGATTCATTACATCTTTGAGATATTGTTCTGCTTTTACTTTGGGGAGATTACCGACATCAATATAAAAAATTCTACGTTCTGGTGCTCTGGATATACGGTAAATAACCAATGCATCCTCAATCATTCGTAATTGATTTACAGGCTTAATTGCCTTATGTAAATATGATATTACTCCCATAGTTTTGCCATCTATTACTCCAGAAGGGACATATGCAATAGAATCAGAGGCTATTTTTATTCCTTGAGTGGCACCAGTTCCAGTTAAACCAGCTTGTTCTATACCTTTATCATTATAGATAAAATATTCATCCACTTTTTTTATCATTTCGACAGAAGTATTTTTATCTAATTCTTTTTGTACTTCTCTCACTTTTTTAATTCTGGTTGGATCAACCCAACGCAATTCAGTAATACCTGTTCGTGGATTTTTCATATCAATAATTTTATGATAAAACAATCTACCGTCAACATACCATCGTCTAAAAATATCATGCCCCTTAACACCAAAGTCAAGAAGTCTTAATACTTCATCGAATTCATTTCTAATTTTACGTTTGATTTTATCTGGGTAGGGAATTCTTTCTAGATCAATTTGCACTGGAACATCAGTTTGATTTGCAACAATTCCTTCATTAACAATATCTTCAATTGCAGCATCACACTCTGATTGTCCAGCTATATCACGATATCTCCTTATTAAATCAAGTTCTGTTCGTTCTCTGCCATCTGTATCTAAAACTTGGCCGAAAAACCCACCGCCAACGACTTCAATTGAACCGTCATCAGGAGCAGGACTAGTGAAAGTTTTTTCACTAGTCCTTTTCTCTTTACGTGATCTTTCTATTGAGAAACCGAAAAGTTCAGCCATAATGTCTCCTACTTTTTACTATTTAGTAGGTATCAAATTAGAAGTTAACGCCTGAAGCTTCAAAGTGTTGATATCTCCAAGTTACGTCAAAAGTTTCAATATCTGCAGCTGCATCAGATGTAAGTTCTACAACACCTACACTTACCGGCCATGCACTTCGGAAAATATAACTCTTGAGAATTGTATCATCCCTATCCAACTGTTCTACAGTTAAATCAGTTTGATAATCCGCTGGAGCTATAACACCAGTATTATTTGCAAGATCATTGATTCCGTTAGACCATCTTTCCATTGAATTACGGATCATAAAATCTGTATCATTCATAAACACGGTTGTCCATGTATCCGTAAATTCCCTATCCCCAGCGATATAAATGTTACGACCACGAAAAGGAATTGC